TCATACGGAACGCGGTACGGCCAGACAATCGCGTATAGACGAGCTTGTCCACGCCGGCCGCTGCAGTCGTGAAGTCCTGCCGCAGGACCAGCGAGACAGGCACGGACAGCACGCCAGGGTATTTCGCTTCGATCGTGTCCCCCATGACAGCGTCATCCAATTCCGCGAGGCTCACGGGGAGAGTGATCGACTTGACGCCAGCGACAGCGGTATAGGTAGAGCTGCCGGTAGCCGTGGTGAAGGCGACATATGCATTTTCAAGTACGGTAGGATCAGCCATTGCAATCCTCCAATTACACGATTCCCAACAGCACGGCCGCCGTGCAATTGGTACCGCCGGACTTCGTTAGGACGACCTGCCACCAATCATCCGCCACAGCTCCCGCGACAACGATTGCCTGCCGCGTCACAGCCGTAGCAGCCGTGAACGTGGCGCGCGTGACGGGCGTAGTCATGCCGGAGTTATCGTCGCTCTGTACCGTGACGGTCCACGTTCCTCCCGTCACCGTGAACACGTGAAGGACCGCAACGAGGAATTGCGTAGCGGAGAGCGGGCCGAGCTGCCGCGCGGTCCCCGTCGTCGTGGCCGTAACGGACGCCTTCGGCAGCATCACAGTCTGGCGCGAGATAGCGCCGCCCGTGCCTAGCGTCCGCGGCATCGTCTTGAATTTATAGGGCGCAGACTCGCCAAACTTGCCGCCCGTCTCATATGAACACTGCGAGCCGAGCAAGGTATAGGCGATGTTGCCATCGGCGCCGGCCGTGGCGGAAGGCGCATAGGGCGGCGCGATCGTAATCGGCCACGACGTGCGGTCGCTCTGAAGGCGCGGCTGTACTTCGGCCGACGTCGTCGAATCATCGAAACCGGCGGCCTCGATCATCGCCTGCAGCGGCCCGGGGAAAGCGCAATCGAGCGTGTCGCCAAAACGCGAATCCTTATTCTCACCGCGCCCAAGCGTGAAATGGATTTCGTTAAGACTGCCGGTGATATCGTATCCACCAAGCCAGATTGCCGCCGAGTCCAAGACAACAGGATCAGCCATGCGTTACCCGCTTTTCTGTGTGATGGCACGCGCGACACGTGGATTGTGGACCGCCAAACGTAGATGTATCGAGTAAGTCTGTGGAGCCGCAGCTAGGACAGGCCGGCACATCTTCGCCGATACGCTGCGCGCGGACTTCGCAAATGAGCGCATCCATACGCGCGACAAGCCGGTTGATGCCGGTGGAGATATCACCGAGAGCGACGACGATGCGATTATCACTCATCCGCGCGCCTTCCTGACTTCGTAATTGGCTACGAAGCGCCAGCGCCGCTCAGTATCCTGAAAGATATTGAACGGCGGGCCATCGCTCCGGATATGGAAATATGTGCGGCCGCTGCCTGCAAAGTTAGCCGTCGTGTGAAGGTTGTCAAGGAAGGCATGAATAGAATCCGCAAGCGTCTGCGCCGTGGCCTTCGTCGCGGACCTGACCATGACCTGTATGCGCTCGTATTCGTAGCCTGGCGCAGACAGCGACGGCCCCATCACATACTCATCAGACATTTGGGAAACGTAGTGCGAGACGGCCACACATGGATCAGTGGCAGGCGCCTCCGGCAGCGGCCCCTCGAAAACGTTGGTGCCGGCCGTCAAGGATAGCGATCCTTGCGCGGCCAGGTACGTCACCACATCGGCCTCAACCGGCATCGGCGTCTCGCTGCGCCTCGATATATTCGGCTCGCTGCGCATCCACTAGGCGCTTCGCGATCGACGCCGGTATCAGTACAATCTGCCCGGCATCATAAGGCGCGTCACGAACGAGAAATCGGATGCGCACGAGCGGCCCCAGATAGCGCGTCATGGCTTGATAGTCTCCAGCGCGTCCCAGATATCGCCAGGAAGCGCGGTCACGCCTTGCATAAACGGAATTTCGATAAACTTGGCTTGGCCGCCATGCGGATGATGCAGCGTCAAATCCTCGTGCTGGACTATCGCCCATGCGGAGTAGCCGCGCTTGCCTATGCGCCTTTCCAGCAAGGTCCCGCCGGCCTTGAGTCCGCCCGTGATCTTGCGATCCTTCGTAATCGGCCGGATGATCGTCACGGAATCTTTCAGCAAGCCAGGCGTCTTGGGATCATCAGGAGTAAGCGCGCGCGCTTGAGCCGCCCAGATGCGCGTGCGCGCCGTTACCTTCTCCCGAATCGCGTTCAACCCCTGCAGGTCAAGGCGGCTGAGGAAATCTAGCAACTCCTCCTCGCCTTCGATCTTCACTCGCACAGCTCCGCTAGGCATTAGAAAATCAGGTCGGTGTAATCAAGGTTAAGGTTGTTAGCCGGACCAGGCTGCACAGCGCGGAGGGGGGGATTCCGCGTGCCGGCAATGAGACAGTCCGACGGCAACGTGATCCGGCTCCTTTCATCTACCGCTATGCGTCCCTCGATCCGCGCAAAGCCGGCCGGCTGAATCTCCACACCGTGAGATGTCATGATCGGCCGCGCAGTCCACGGCATGACCTGGGCCGCATACGTTACGGCAGTGCCGTACGTAGCCACGCGGGCAGCCGTCTCAGAGACGTAGGGCTCGATGGTAATTGTGTCGACTAGGCCAAACGCCGTGAGGCCGCTATCTAGCGTCACGTTTCTCCGCCTTTAGCAGCGTCTCCAGCATCAACCGCACGTCATACTGAATCTGAGTAACGGTCGCCGTTACCGCGGCGAGCTGCGCCGCCAGGTCACGGTGCGTCTGCTCAAACAGCGTCATGCGGTCTTTCAATTCCTCTAGCTCACGGCGGATGTTTCTAACATCGCCCGATAAGGTGAAAGACATCTTGCGCGGAATCATGCGCGCGAGTAACAACACGAGGAGGATGATTATGGTATGCAGGACCGTCATCGGTCCGGCCGACGAAACCCATTTGAGGATTTCCATTGCCTATCATGCCGGCCGCACCCATGGCCGCAAAAGGCCAATGCAGACGCTTGGCAATCCCTGCGGGTCTGTAAACACGGTATTGCCGCCGCGGGAGCCGTAGCGCACACGCATAGGCCCGACTTGTTTTTCTTCGGCGCTTGGATCGTCCTTCCGCTCGATTAACCAAGTCTTCACACACTCGATACATGCTTTCTCGACGTCATCGATTGACCGCACGTGCGGCGGGGGCCGAAAGATCACCGTACGCCCTGCAGCCGCGGCCTCCGTCGTCAGCGTTGCAGATACGACAATCTTTGCCGTCGTGGGTGTGCCCGTCACCAGGAAGCGCCCGTTATTCCCAGCGTTGGTGAATCCTGATGGCTCGATGACGTCGCCCGACTTGAGTAGAGCGGGAAAACCGCTAGCGGAATCGTTGAAACTGTTATCAACCGAAGACGCGGACACCGTGGCAACGCTGATTAGGTACTGCGACGGCAATACATAGCCGCCCGTATAGGTAATGGAGAAGATCGGTTCTTCCTGGCGGGTGACAGGCGTTCCCATATCCAGGTAGTAACCCCCTTGCGTCAGGAGACCGCCGGCAGTTAGACCGGGAAACACTTGAGCCGTCCACGTCCAGCCAGCGCGGCGGTATAGCGTGCCTTCGCCGGCCTCGCCGATCGTATAGTCCGTGATGACATTGCCATCACGCGAAACCGCCGTGACTTCCACGACGGGCGCACGGGCAAGCGCCAGGTAGATATCCCCATAGCCCGCGCACAGCTCCGTCAGCGTCTCGCGCGCAAAAACGCGATGGCAGTAAGACGAGATAGCCGCCGACGACGCGTCAATCAAGGTATCGATGAAATCGTCATCCGTGCTGGCCGTGACGACCATGGTGGTCTTGACTCGCGCCTTCGTTGTCAACCGCAGCGTCGGCGCCGCGGTCGAAATCGTAATCACTTCGCGGGTTTCTCCACAGTTTCAACCCTGGCCGCCTGTGGGGCGCCAGGAGCGCCTTTGTGCCGCCGTTCGTCGTAAGGTTCGATGTCCCCCGAGATCGTCAATCCTGCGGCCTTGTGGGGCGCGAAGCGCTCCACCGTGCCGGCCTTGATCCCCCAGAGATCGCGCTTGACGTAATAGAAATGCATCACACCTTGCCTCCCCGCTGCCAGACGTCCAGCCGAGTCAAAGCCTCACGGACAATCTGCGCCGCGCCGTCGTCCGTGTGGAGCTGTCCGCGGAGCGCTTCCATGTCGGCCTGCGCCTTCGCGATCGATTTGGTCAAGCCTTCGTGTTGAGCGGTGAAGTAAACGCGCAGCTCGTCAATCAGCGGGTGCTGTTCCTCGTATCCGTAGCTGTGCCGCTGTTTCAGCAACGCCGAATCGCTGTGGATAGAGACCTTGATTCCGGCCGACTCCAGGCGCCCGATCCAATATTCCGCGCACGGACGCTGGTCGGAATACTCCGTGTCGTGGACAAGGTCGATGCCCCAGAGGCCGATTTCCGCAATGTCTTCCTGCGCAAGCGCGTATGCAAGCATGTGCGCCACGGTGGAAGTCATGTAATCGCGTTGCGTGCGCGCTAGCACTAGCTCGATGGGAAAGCGCTTCACACACGGAAAAGCTTCGCTCTCATCGAGCATCAGGATAGGGAAAGGGTGCTTTCCCTGCAGCCACAGCTCCTGACGCTCGCCAAAGCCCGCGCGGCGGCCGTATTCGCGTGTGTATTCGATCGTGTGAAGATCGAACCACAGCGCGTAGCGTTCCTCGGGGGCCGTGATTCCGAAGTCGGGCTCAGCCGCGCGCCAAAACCCGTTCATCCCCCACAGTTCCCACGACGGGTCTTGCCAGGGACAGTCCTTGACTGTGCGGCCAAAACCGAGAATGGCAACCTTGCGCGTCGGCTGTTTCTGACGCCACGGCGCTGCCGGCGATTGAACGCAGGCCGCGCTATCCCAGTGCTCGACAGAGAAAACGCCCCCCGCGTTCTCCATGTCGGGTTACACCACGGCCGGAACGATCGTCTGCGGGATATTCGTTCCGGTCAACAAGACGCTCGGCTGCCAAATGGTGAACGGAGACTGCGACGTGGTCGTGTCCTTCGCGCTCGTGCTCGAAGCCTTCTTGAACGCGATGGTGATATTCGCCTTGTAGTAGCGCTGGATCGCCATCGCCGTCACACTCGTGATGAAGCCCGTGTGCATCACGGCATCCGTGTCGGTGCCCATCTTGTAGCGCCGCACATCCGATTTCATCGTCACCCACGTGCTACCAGCGCCCGACGTAGCAGCGCGCGTCTTGTGAGCGACGGTGATATAGACCTGCCGTCCGCTGTCATGGAAATTGAGCTGCAGCGGAATCGACAGTGCAAGCGAGCGGAACACCGGAGGCGCCGACGCGCGCGTATGCACCGTGGTATCGAGCGGCTTGGCGCCCGTCGTGAGGCCGGTCTCGTGAAGCGCTTTCTTGAGATCGATAGCGCGCGAGGTAGTGACGACCGTACCGGTATCCGTGCCGCTGTTTCGAACGTAGTAGCGGCCGGTCGCAGTGCCAAGCGGAAAGACCGCCACGACCGGATATCCAAAGTCGCCGAGAATGGAAGGCGTTGCCATGTGTCTTTGTCTCCTGTCAGCGGCAGCCGATTACGTCGCGTAACCAGTGATAACGGACGCAGCCACGTCGTAAACCTGCAGAAAGTCATGCTCGGAAATAGCCGTGATAACGGTCTCATCGTTGCTGATGCCCGAAGCGACCGCGGCGAGCGACGGGTCGTAGTAGGCGCCGCCGACGTACGTCGCAATCGTGCGGGCCATCGAATCGTGAATCTCGAGACTCGGCGCGTGACAGAAGTAAATCATGCCAGCGCTGGCGCCGATGAAAGAATTGGTAGTCTCAAGCTGCGTCGTAATCAACACGGGGAAACCGAACATGCGCGGCTGGGCGCCACTCAGCATGCTCGCGAAGATCATGTCTCCGGTGGTGGTCGCCAATGCGTACATCGTCCAGAACGTGGAAGGCGACACCAGGAAATAACTGTTATCCGGCGTCGCGGGAATGTTCGCGGCCTGGACGATGCGAATAGCCTTGGTCAGGTCCGCCTGAAAGTTTGCGAGCGTGGCGCCGGCCGTCGTGTAGACGTTCGCGGCCTTCGTCTGATACCTGATGCCCTGCGGCGAGCCGTTATCCACCGGAGGATTTCCCACGATGAAGGCGCGATCTTCCCGCAGCGCCATGACCTTGAGCAAATCCTCCTGCACAATCCGGTCGGCCTCGCCAGCGGAGAATCGAATGAGATCATTGTTGACGACGGTGAGCGCAGTCAGTTTCTTATAGCTGAGCTGCTTTCTCCCGACCGTCAGGTTAGACGGCGTTAGCTTGTCGGTCTCACCCTGGTAATACGCCGTACCAGCGGCGGTCTGGACTCGCCGCGAGGTAGCGCCGCGCGGCATGGGCACCGTGCGGCAGATACCGCGAACAACAGCGGTATTGCGCAGCAATTCAATCCACTCAGGATCGTACGCCGGCAGAACCATATCGCCGGCCGTAGCTGCAGAACCGGCGGTCAAGGTAGTCTTGACGAACTGCAACCATTTCACGGTAGGGTCCGCAATCGACGCGGGCCACCCCTTGGCACGCTTGATAGCGAAAATGGCGGCCTCCGGATCACCGCTGCCGTTTTCCAGCGTCGCCATTGCAAGGGCTCGCACCTTGCGGCCAATCGGATACTGCCCGAGGTCCGAATTCCTGAAAGGCGTCTCCGGATGATCGTCACCCTTTGCCGCGGCATCCATCAACCGCGCGGAGAGGTCCCCCTGTGCCTTTGCAAGCGGGGCGATCGCGTCGCGCACCATCGGGCCGAGCTTCTCAGCCGCGACGTTGCCAAAGGCGGCGAGCATTTCGTCCTTCGTCAGACCCGGAACGTCGGGCGTTGCCATGAGTTTCTTGCCTTTCAATCAAGCCGGCCGGTATGCCGCCGGACTTCTTCGCGGACGACGCGTTCAAGCGCCGCCATGGTCGCCGCGCGGATTTCGTCCGCGGTGATTTCGAAACGCTCGATAGGTGGAGCCGCCCCGGGAGTCTCACCCGGGCACGTCGGCGCATTCGGGTGCGTCTCCGTGGCAATCGCAGCGGCATGGATGGTTACGGGAGTGCTATCGACAGTGACTCGCGGCTCAGACAGCAGCTTGAACACGCGCGCGGCGTGCGTTTTCGGAATCCACAGGCCGGGCTCGATCGCTTCTAGCGTGCGCTCCGCCCATTCGCGCAGCGGAGCCAAGTCAAGCCCAGCGGCCTTTGCGTCTAGCAACGCTTCGGGATTTGCAGGGACGGATACGATTGAGAATTCAAGTAATTCTTGCTTCGAGAAATCGATTCCGCCGCGCTCTTTGTTCCACGTCGCACCGTCAGGCAACGGCATGAAACCCACCGATGCCGACTTGACCGCTCCGAAATCGATTGCGCGACGCACCCACGCCGCTAGCGCATCGTCAGGCATGAATTCAACGCGTGCCTTGAGCGCCCCACCGACGGCGCGCACCCATGGCGCGCGGCCAATGACCGCCGTGGGATCATGCATCCACAGCACTGGTCCGCCGGAGCGCAGAAAGTTATCGACCGACCAGCCAGCGACATCGATACGGTCTTGCTGGCGATCTACAGCGCCGGTGGAAATCGTGAATGTGTATTGCTCGTCGTCTTGGGTGATTGAATCCGCAGCAAACTGTTTGCGGATCCGCGAGCCTTCCGGGATTGCGGGAGCTGCGCCCGCCTTACAGCCGGACCTGAAATCGTCGAGTGAATGAGCCAAAGAAAAAGCCCCGCATATAAAACGCAGGGCTCATCGGGTCTCCCGCGATTTCAGTTGCTAAAACAATACAGCCGGTCTGGAGTCTGTCAATAGGCCGACCGCAGATTATTGCGGGAGCCTAAACTTGGTGTGTATGTGGATTCGCGCTACCGCGTGATCTTTGAAATCAAAATCGATTGATACCTGTCCCGAGCCGTTGGTTGAGCGCAGCAGCATGTCCGTGATGTTTTTCACTTCGCGATGAAGGCCCGGATCTTCGACCGGGTGTGATGTCGGCGTCAACGGTCCGTTTGGCGCATAGCATCCGTAACTAGCTGCATTCTCTTCATGCCTTCGGCTGCCGCCCATTGTTCCTCCGTGTCGATATCGATCGACGGACCGTTAGGGTAGACCTGGACGTTGCCGCCGATGCGCCTAGGTTGCTTGTGCTCGTTCTTCGGAGACATCAGGAGATAGCTACGCGTGACGTAGACCGCTCCGTCTTCTTCCCAGCGCAGACAGTGCTCCGGGAGATCCTGGCGGCGCAGACGCTTCGGGTTATTCGTATGCCACTCCGCATACTCCGCCCATTCGCTCTTATCCTCGCGCCACCATACGTACGACAGTGGCCGCGCAGTGAAGATCGAGCACGCGCCCATGCGCAGTAACCTGGAGACGCATTCGTCAATCAGGCCGTCGCGTCTCACAGGCACCGTCGGCTGCAGCGTTACGACAAGCTCCGGGACGTCTTCCGGTTTCAGCACGCGTAAGACCTGGCCTAGCACGGCATCCGTGGCCGCGGTATCGGTTGCGAGATAGTCAGGGCGCTTGAAACCTTCGGCGCCATACTTCCGCGCCGTTTCTAGAATCTCTTCATCATCGCTGCTGACGATTACACGATCTACACTGCGCGCCACGATGGCGGCCTCGATCGACCACGCTAGCAGCGGCTTGCCGCACAAGTCGCGGACGTTCTTCCGCGGGATTCCCTTGCTGCCGCCGCGCGCTGGGATAATCGCCAGCGCCGAATAGTGCGCCGGGTTAGCTATCGCGTTGCTCAAGACAGACTCATTGAAGCGCCCTGATTGCGGCATAGATTGCTTTCGCCCCGTCAGGTCCGCTAGGGTCGTCTTGCTCGCCTGGCGCATCCGGCGTGCCAGGGTCGTCAGGGTTTGGCTTGTCACTTTCGCCGGCATCGGGCGCGGCCGGTTCACCGATCGGCTGGCCATCCGGCCCGACGGTAGGCTGGCCAGCGCCGCCGGCCGCAGGTCGCTGCGTCAGGTCTAGTGGCGTCGTCGTCAGATAGCCGTGCATCGGAACGTAATGCGCCTTGCCGACATCTCCGCCTAGCGGTTCCTCGCCATACAGCTCACGGACTTCGTCAATCTGCAACACCCACGGCATGGCCTTCACGACGTTCAACCGGAATTCGCGATCTTCAGGCACCGTGTCGTCGTACGTCACGATAAGCCGCTCGTCGTACTCCGGAGCGATTTTCATTTGCAGCGAATCGCGTAGGAAGTCACGCCGCGGTCTGATGATCCTACGTTCGAACACGTAATCCGATCCGTCGATCGTGGCGCGGTTAGAGCTTTCCACGATGCCAAGCTGCTCGGGCGGCATACCAACGGTTTGCAGAATCACATCCCGCTCGTGTTTCATGAGCGGTACCATCGTCAGGTTATCCAAATTCATCTGCTGTGGCTGCCAGAATTCCAATTTCCTATTTGTGAAGTACGGCTTGTTGTTCCGCCAGAATCCCTGCAGCCGTTGCATCCATGCGCGCTCATGAACCTTGATTTCATCGCCGCCCGCGTCCGCATCCATCACAACAAATTCAGGCGTAGCGCGATTCCAAAAAATCTGTTTCGCATGCTTCGACGCGTATTCGTGCGTCTCGATTTCGTCTCCCATGGCCATCGAAACGCCAGCGCCACGGCGGTAAGGATCCACCGGCGCCGCATCGTGAAACCAAGCGATTTCAGTGTCTGGGATAAACGCCTGCCAATTGTAGTAGCTCACCCGATAGCGCGGCAGGACAGGCGTAGGTAGCTCGATGATCCAATGCGGCGGGATAGGCCAAAACTCCACAGGCGCGCCGAATCCGTTGCGGACCTTGAGCCAAAACGCGTCGCCGACTAGGTCTAGGTAGAGCTGTGTAATCTTGAATAGATCATGTCTCGTC